CGTCTCGAACAATCAATCTGTTCAAAGTTGCCGCAGACGATGATATACTGCCTGTTATTACGGCATCGGCATTAACAATTAAGCCGTTTTGTACAATAAACGGGTTACTCATTCCATAAGTGTTACTCATACCATCATCCTTATAAGTTTCATTACCCAGCTACCCGTGAGAGGTACAGCTTGTAAATATATATAGCTACCAGAGTTATAAACATTAAAATTCACAGGTACGCTACCAATTTCATTAAATTGGTTGCTATAAAAAGTAGATGTTGTAGTGTTCCAGCTTGCCACGACTTTGTTTGCTCTTGAGTTTATTCCATCCTCTATAAATACAAACCATTTTACTGAATTTCCATTATTTATAGGAATAATGTCAATATTTTGAGATGCCGTGACATTTGTTGACAAATTGGTGCTCATTGACCCCGTAACTCCGCCACCTATAATGTTTAAAGAAGGAATCGAAATAGACCCACCGGTCATGAATTGAGATGCAGTTGCGGCAAGTTCAATGCTTCTTACCGTATCCACAAAATCCACACGATCCGTTTTGTCTACAAACAATGTTTTCTTGTTTGCAGTGTTATTTACTGGTTTTGGGTTGGGAGGTATGTTCATACAATTGTGTGCATTAGTTTAATTGTCCAAACGCCACTTCTTGGAGTAGCTATCAAATTTACAAATCCACCGACTATAATAGCAGACAAAGCAACAGGCACACTTCCTATTTCAGAAACTTCCGTCACATAATAATTTATTGCCGTTGAACTCCAACTAGCAACAACTTCGTTCGTTTTGTAACTTGTACCGTTGTTTATAGAAACTAGCCACATTGCTGCGTTTCCGCTGTTGACATCGATAACATCCACGGGCTGTTGAAAATATACCGTAGTAGCAAGGTTTGTACCCAACGACGCTTTGGTTATTCCACCGGTAAGATCCATTGTACCCACAGTTACTGGTACGGTTGTATATAAGAAGCTAGCGGTAGCCGCATACGAAGCGGTTATAGCAAAAACGGCAAATGCGGCTTCGTCTGCTCTGTTTGCATACTGAACAAGACTAGGAAAACCTGATGTTTTCTTGTTATATATTTCTTCTGCTTTTCTTCTTGCAGAATTGGCACGTGCATTTGATCCATTACCCCCCTGCATAACAGAGAACTTATTATATGCATTTTTTGATGTAAACGTAGCCATATCGTATAAATATGTGTATATTATATAATCATTCGAATGAGTTTAACTGTCCATGTGCCACTTAATGGATTGGCCACTAGACTTACAACTCCTCCGACGTTATTTGCAGTTATGACCACCGGCACATTACCGATTGTAGAAACTTCAGTTACATAAAAATTGATAACCGCGTCGTCCCACGTTGCTGCAACTTCGCTTGTTTTGAAATTGGTGCCATCATTCACAGAAACAAGCCACAGCGCCGCGTTTCCTGCGGTTATTCCAAATGAATCTACTGATTGATATCCTGTTACATCTGTGATCAAATTTGTACCAAACGATCCTGTTGCTGGGCCACCCGCGCCTCCGGTTAGTCCCATTGTTCCAACATTTAGAGAGCCGCTGTCTAGATATACGTGACTGGCGGTTGCGGCAAATGAAGCACTTGCACCAAAGACGGCAAATGAAGCTTCAGCTGCACGATTTGCATACTGAACCATTGTTGGGAACCCAGCAGCTTTCTTTGCGAATATATCTTCGGCTTTTTTCTTTAAGCCGTCCGCATCCAAGTTTTCGATATCAATAATATTTTCTGTATCAAATATAATTTTTCTTGGCGTAAATGCTTTTTCAACTGTGGACTTATAGTTTTCAAATTTATCCGGTAATAGATATGCATATACCATTAAACTAAAAGTACTTTTTACAACGCGGTCACTGTCAGCCGCAACTTCTGTTTCAAAATTATAATCGCTGATACTTGTTCTAAACTTATATCTGTTTTTATCTCCCCAATAATCTTCGGTTGAGAAATTTACAGATTCTACTATAGAGTTTCCTTGCTCAACTAACTCTGTCCAAATGATAAATTCGTAGTTGATAATAACATGGTCAGGCATTGCCACAGAATAAATTTCTTTAATCTTGCTAAAGCCAGTTAGCATTGAAAACTTATCGTATTTATTTTTTTCTGAAAATTGTTTTACAGCTGGATATTGCAAATAACGATTAAGAGTTTGCAATTGATCGTTTCGTTGCATTGTACTTCTTCTGAATGCAATTACCGGACATTGTACTTTACCATTCTTGTCTCTTAGATATCCATCTTTTTGGATAGCTTTCCATCTTTCTGGAGAAGCATAATTAATTGGAACTTTAACTTGACGACCAGCGTCAACAACCGTTGGATTAATTACAGTATCAAGATAAGTTAATATAGTGCTGTCTATATCAATCAAATTTACAGAGAAGTTTTTTTGCTTATCTGTGTCTCTTCTTATGTTAAAGGCGCGACTCTTTACTGCCGCTGGCCCAACTCTTTCGACTGTGTCTGGTTTTTTCAAGCCAGACATCTCAGGTCCAAAGTTAATTGGATTAGAAGGTTTGTTTGCTATTGGTTTAACTGGATTTCCGCGCCATGCCATAAATTTATATTAGTTGTTTCTCTCTAGAATGTTTAGTGAAGTATATTTTGTATAGTGACCAAAACATATAATATCAAAACTCTTGTCTGGCTGACCCCCAAGCAGATTTTCCTGTGTAACATTTGAAATTTGATAATAACGATCATTGAAGAAAACAATGTCACCAATTTCTGGATAGAACTCTATTTGACGAAGCATCTTTTCTCGCATCTTAAAAATATAATTTTGACTTCTGGAAACTCCAAAATCGTCGTACTCTGAATTCATGGATTCCCGCTCAACCAATGCAGAAATCTTGATTGCTGGAAAATACCATTTACCAGTTTCTGCGGCAGTTTCACCGTAGATATTGGTTTTGGTTTCGGACGGAGATATTTTAAATATGTCTATAATATTCTCAATAATGTCGCCCATAAGTTCACCGTTGAGAGAATTGATTAAGTTTAAGTCCCGTGTGCTAAAATATCTTCCTTTTAGTGATGCCATAAAAATTATAATCCAAATCTCGATTTGACCGCGTTGTAATTCTGTAGTACCTCGGAATCCGACAAATATTTATTTTTGTATATTCTAACCGCTGCAATATTTCCCACGGTATATTCTGCCGTGTTGGGTGTATACCCAATACCGACACTATTGGTAGAAGAAAAATTTGTACTCAATGTACCAGTACCATTTAATACAGAATTTATATAAATATATGTACTATTTGATGACGTAGATGCGCGAGTTAATACAATGTGATACCATGTATTTGCTGCTATAGAACCTGCTCCGGTATTAACAACATTGGCGGAACCATATATACCCACACCAACTGTATTACTTTCAATTGCAAAGATAGGTCCGTTTCCAGTTCCTCCACTTGCACATACCAAACCTTGCCTCTTGGATGAGTTGGTTGCTCTGACCCACAATTCTATCGCAAACGGAGATGTTCCAAATTGTATTGGAAGATTTGCGGACGAAACATCTACTTGATCATTGGTTCCATCAAACACTATACTTCCTCCAAACGAACCTGTGAATGTTGGTCCGTTGTTTAATGTTCCATTATTTCCATTTCCACTCAAATCAAACCAACTTGTTCCACTACCAGGATATGAACTTGGGTTACCTGCATCAAGATTTAATACAAGCCCGCTGGTGATTATTGAAGTTACCGGATCTGCGTATATTTTTTTAAATTTAATTCCACTTGGTGCTGGTATTGTAGTTGTTGAGAACCCTGCTGCTGCTAAAGCATACCTTGCCGTACCAACACCCGTTGTATCTGTTGCTACAACTCCGGTGTTACTTACTTTATTGGTCATTGAAACATTGGTATTTGTGTATCCATATCCAAATATAGCTTTGTCTGAGCCGTAACTCGCCGCTGCCAAATCTTTTCTTGCCGTACCAACGCCCGTTATATCCGTTGCTACAACGCCCGTATTGCTAACGAGATTGGTCATTGATACCACGCCACTTGTCTGCCCATATCCGAAGATTGCCTTATCCGTTCCATACCCCGACGCCGCTAAATGAAATCTTGCGGTTCCAACGCCAGCTGTGTCACTTGCAACAACACCCGTATTACTTACGAGGTTGGTTATTGCGCTTGTCTGTCCATATCCAAATATTGCTTTGTCAACACCATACCCCGCCGCTGCCAAATTATGTCTAGCGGGGTTGACGTTTGACGTGTCACTTGCGACAACACCCGTATTACTTACCAGATTAATTATTGATACGCTATTATTTGTGTACCCATATCCAAAAATAGCCTTGTCTGTACCATAGCCCGCTGCTGCTAAAGCGCGTCTGGTCGTACCAATACCCGTTGTATCGGTCGCAACAATACCCGCGTTGCTAACCAGATTGGTTATGGAATAATTTTGATCGTATCCCGTTGTCGTACCATATCCAAAAATAGCCTTGTCTGTACCATATCCCGCTGCTGCTAGAGCATGTCTTGCTGTACCAACGCCCGTTGTATCAGTCGCCACAACTCCGGTGTTACTTACAAGATTGGTCATTGATACAACAGTGCCGGTATTTCCATACCCAAATATAGCTTTTTGAGTTCCCGGTAAAACATTCGCGGCATTACTTCTATTTGCAAATTTTAAACTGCTTTTTGATACATTACTTATATTTAAATATTTTATAGACATATGATTTTATGAGAATATTAACTTTTTCATTTCGGCGGTTGTTACTGGAGATTCTTCGCGGATTCTTATGATTTTCATTCCTTTGTCTACTGCCATCTTGTTTTTCAACTTGTCCACTTCCATGCTCTTTTTTTGAAATATGTATTTGCAATCATCCTTTGATTTTGGATGCCAAAAAGAACCGTCGAACTCTAGCAGTATATTTTGATCAGGTAAATAAGCGTCGTAGTATCTTCCGCCCATAGGGTATTGAGGAACATAATCAACCCCAATTTCTTTTAGCATAAGATAATATTTTCTCTCAAGCGAAGTAAAATTGGTTTTTGGTTTGAGTGTTTGTTTTATACCGGTATGTTGAAGTCGTTTCCTTTCGTATTTCGTTAAAACTTGATCTAGTATTGAAAATGGTTTCATCCGACGTAAATTCCAAGTGGTATTTTTTGCAGTGTTTCCATTATCTGTTGTGCTTCCGCCGAACGCATTTCCATCTGGGCTTTTCGTCCACTAGCTTCCAAATTTTCGCGCAATTGAGTCACCAGCAATTCTTTTTCAGATGTTGCTTCTTGACGAAGTTCAGCACCGTCGAGTGTGACCTCGGCCCCGGGGATTGGAATGGTTTGATACTTTTGACGAATGCTACCAAGAATTTCTTTACATAACGCGAGAAAATATTTTCTGATCCACTGTTTACCCACAGAGTTTACCGACGAGTATGGTATAACATCATATGGAACATTGCTATAATCACCGATAATAGTTGAAGATACAGCGGACCCTGTTACATCATAATATGAACCTGAGTTTGATATTCCTTGGGAATCTCTGTCAGATGTAAGTAGATATTGGAAGTGCATCTTCATTTGATACGTTGGAATAGGAAACACTTTTAGTTTGTTATTTACCAACTCAAAACTATATCCCGACTTTCTGACAAGGTCATTGAACTCAATTGCTTGCATACGCAGCAAATCTTCGAAAATCGGAGTCATCAAAAATTGTGTTGCCGGAGAATAACCAGCAAATCCCATTTCATTTAAGACGTTACTATAACTCATACCGGTCATACTAAATGGATCATAAATACGCGCAGATGCCGGAGGTGCATTGTGGAATATTCTGCGGATTTCTATTCTGTTAAAACTTTCACTTACATTTCCCCATAAAGCTTGCAAGTCGTATGTTTGTTGACCCGTTTTTAAATCTATACTTCCAGATTTCCAATCTACATATCCACCAACGCCAAATTCAGTGCCGTATCCTTGTGCAATCTTGATGGCATATGGCAATCCACTTCCGGCCACATTTGTTTGAGTCAAATTTACATTTGCTGAACTGCCTTGTAATACGCCAATATTATTTCTGATATTAAACTGATTTACTTGTGAACTATATTCAAAACATGCTTCTTCGAAACAAGCGTAAAAATTCATGTCAATCATTTCGATGTCTACAATTGGATAACCCAATCTTGTTGCGGCCCAACGCGCAGCGGCGACACCGTCGTTGGCAAATATTGGATCTTTTTCAAAGAACCCAAATGGAGTACTGCCCACGACGATAGCGGAGCCAGAGCCGGGCCACCGCACTCGATCATTGTCTACATTATACTGTATATCGTTTGACATATTATATAAATATATCAGAGATAGAAAATATCTCTAAAATGGATATTTATAAATAATATATTAAGCTTGCTCTATCTTGGCGCGAGTTATTACAGTCTGTGGAATTTGGTTGAATTTAGACACTTGATGCGCCTTAACCGTAGCTTTAACTTTCACAGAATCACCTTCTGCGCCGCCAACATCTGACGAACTAAACCAAATGATCTCATTTCCGTTGTCAATGTCGTTGAATATATACATCATACCTTCACCGTATTGAGTAGAAAATCCTCTCATTTTTACAATCTTACCGATGAATTGAATCTTTTCGCCTATTTGACCGACATATGTCTTGTTGGCTGCACTTGCTTTGTTTTGTATATCCTTTTCTTTTTGACCTTGTTCTCTTAGATACATAGCCAACAATGATGCGTGATAACCGGCGTTTTTATATTGAATAGCAGATGATTTTGCAATCACTCGCATGTTTTGAAAATAGTTTGCCAATTCTGGTTTTTGAGCTTCTAAAGCATCCCAATCAACAGTGTCTTTCCACTCTTCGACTTTTTTAGCCAATTCTTCGGCACGTGGATATATGCGATTATATTCATCTCGAAGACCAGCGTCGTTTGTAAATTTTAAAGTTTTTGCATATTGCGCCGTTGACATCAATGGCTTATCACCAAATTCTCCACTTTGTTTGGCTTTTGCACCCGAGATATATTTTCCGCCCAACAGATATGCGGCGCAAATGTATATAAGAAAGTCGCTTGCGTCATAGTATTTACTAAATGCGCCACGTTCTCCTCCGCCGCCATCACGATTATCATCCATATCTTCGCCACCAACACAAATGTTTAGTGCCTTTTCCAACATCATAGCAAATGCGATAATAGCCTTTGGATCAACGTCCGGCATGAAATTCTTCAAACAGTTTCTACCAACTCTTTTAAATTCTTGAGTGGCTGTATCTTTTAAAACAAATGTATTATTTCTATCGCGCTTTGTATGACAATGGTCACATGTTGCGCCCGCATGACGAAACTCGTTTGGCAACGATTTCACACTGGAATTTGGTGATATGTTAATAATGTTACCCGCATCGGTGTGCTCAACGTTCGCAATAAATTCATATCCATCAATGATAGGAGAATCACCTTCGATCTTTACTTCATGGGTAACTTTGATGTCACCGTCACTAAGCTTTTCTTCTTTCTTTCCTACCACTTTTAGTGTCAACGGTTTTACACCAAGCTTTCCTGCCTTTTTGTTGAGGCGGTCAAGTTCTTGCTTGATATACTCTAGTCCACGGTCAGACACAGAAAATGTATCTTCAAGTGTCTTTTCAGTCATCTTTTTATCAATTTGCAAATTGGTGGATTCACCATCATTCTCGATATATATTTGTTCTAATAGGGTAGATAGTTTCATAAAGATATAAATATTAACATAAAAGCGTAATACGATGGCTTCATACTAGTTATTAGTATATGATCAAGCTAACCGACATTTTAAAGAAAGTCAATAAAAAAATCATGGAAGACGTAAACACGGATCAACCACCGATGGTCAAATTCTCTATGCCACAAACAGCCCAAGTCTCTAGGGCAGACATTCCTTCTGGTGGCAAAAAGCCGTTTGTTAGCAGAGAAAAGGATTTGTCTAGGAAAGTAGCAGACCTATCTGTTTCAAAAATAGTTGACTCTGCTGCAAACGTAATAAGTTCATTTGAAAATAACACGTCATATAAAGGCGGTGGGTTTGATAAATCAACTGGAAAATGGTTTCCTCATGCTAGTGTTGAAGGTGGTATGCCAACGATAGCATATGGTCATAAAATAACTTCAAACAGTGAACTGGATAATTATAAAAAGAATGGATTGACCGATAGAGAAGCAAAAGAGTTGTTAAAAAAAGACATAGGTTTAAAAATGGCCGATGCTCGCCGTTTGATAAAAGACTTTGACAAACTATCAGATCAAGTAAAAATCGCAGCACTAAATGGACTATATCGCGGTGACCTTGGACCGAGGACAATTGAGTTTCTTTCAGCTCGCAACTTTAAACAAGCCGCAAGAGAATATTTAAATCATAGAGAATATAAAACCACAGATAAAGCGGGCGTTAAAAAACGCATGGAATGGAATGCTGCGATATTCAAGAATGCATCGTAATTACAATATATGAAAAGTAGAGTTTAGATATGGACGAGATGATATAAAGATATAGTTTATTCATAAATTATAGTAAGTATATATGGGTAAATCAAATCGAATTTTGATTGATATTCAGTTCGTATTTAAGATGACCACAGTCCCAAATGCGGTCGTATCCCAAATCTTGCATTATTTGCCATTCCGTCTTCATCGGATCTCCACCAGATTCTACTAATTTAGACTTTGTGAAATTGAAACGATGCAATCTATTCTTATAATCGTTCATATAATAATAGTTTGGCTGACCTTCCGACACGAGAGAGAATCCGATGGAAGCATAAACATTGCTGTGTTTAGATGTAAACCTTTTATCAGCATAAGATGTAATCTTTATGGGAACATGAGTTTTTATAAAGAATGACAATAATTTGCCAGCCGCACCAATCACATTCTTTTTTATATCGGTTGCCATGCGCATCAATTCCCACTCACCTTGCAGCAATGATTTTTTTCCTCTCACGATGGTTGGTTTTCCGAATGTAGCAACTGAAACCAGCGAGTTGTTGAAAAATAGCCCCAACAGTATCGACGCTGGCACCGATCCTTGAATATGATTTTTATCTAAAAATTGTTTTGCGTCATTCCAACCTATAGGTCTAACTTCACATTTTCTGGCATATATCTTTTCTATTCCAACCGAATGACTCAATAGTTTTTTTATCTTTGATTTTACAATCTCTTGTTGGTCTCGCCATTCATCTTCAAATATATGAATTAATCTAATTCCTTTTGAATCACATTCATTAGTTTTCCAAGCGTGGTACGTCTTTGGTTTATTACCGGCTACCTCGGAATGATAGTACAATCCATCAAATTCAATGCCAATAGACTTACTGGGCACAAAAATGTCAACTTCCATGTTACCAGAAAAAGTTTTTCTATGGTCCATAATTGCGTCGGACACGTCCAATTCTTTTTTTATATAATCGTATACTTCACATTGCATTTTTGATTTTTTTGGCGGGTTGCATTTTAAACACGTAAAATACGACGAATGATATTGTGAATATACTGAATCACACTGATTACAGGAAAATTCAATTTTACTACCGGTCTCGGATAAAACCTTCACGTTATACCGTGATTCTTTTAATCCTATAGATTTATTATGAAAATTTTTTCCTCTTTTTTCCAACGCCTCTTTACTGTGCCAAGGAGCGGTTTCTCCGTTTGCTCTGAACTGCTCAGTCCGAGATACTGCTTTAGCTTTCATTTTAGATATTGAATCGTCTGAAAATTTATAACCAAGAGTTGATTTATTATGGCCAGATATATATTCCGTTGTATATGGCGAGAAATACGACTTTATTGTCGTTGAGTTGCCACACCCACATTTACATTTTGGTTGTTCGCCATTTAGCAAGTGAGTTAAAATGTATTCTTCCTTTACTAAATTATGTTTTTTCTTTAAGTGAAAAGAAAATGCCGTTGTGGTGTAGTCGCAACCATCGTTACACAATTTGCATTTTACTAGATCTTTACCAATTTGATTTCCCTTTGCCTTTGCGGAATTTATTCTGAAATCCCCAAATTGAGAAATATATTCATTTACCAACATATTGTTGTGTTTGAACCGCAAGTGTGAAGACAATCCCACACTCGCGCACTCGGTGCCACATAATTGACATTTTATAAGTTGTTTTGTTTTTTGCATATATAGATAATTATGCAATAGTATTCAAAAAGCAATATCTTTTTTGTATATAGTCAAAATTATTTAGACAAAAAAAGACCGCCCTTTCGGACGGTCTTTTTATAAAATCCCCTTTTAGGAGACGAACGATTAGACTTCGTTGAGGTTTCCGATAATTATTTTACCGTAAAACTCAGGCCTTAGCATCTTCTTTGCATAACGTGTCATCACGCCACGACGTGGTGTGAAGTTCACTGGATCGTACACCAATGGTGTTTGGATCAGTGGGATGTATGGAGCGTAAACAGCGCCGGTTTCTAGGAAGTTTGTTCCACGGAAACCTACCAACATAACATTGTCTGTCATGTATGGGTTCTTGTATACTGTCCAACGGTTGCTTAGAGCGCCAACCTTGGCAACGCCCATCGCGAACTTGGCTTGATCGCCGTCCGTGTTGGTGGTGAAGCCTGGGATGGATTCGATGATTGTAGCTACGTCTGGGGAGCAAACTAGGAAGTTAGCGCCGCCACGTAGTGTCAATTGGTGAATCTTGTTCGAAACTTTTTGGATCTTGTTACCAAGAGTTTGGAACCATGTGCTCTTCACGTAAGCAGTGCGGTTAGCAGCTGTGTCAGCGAAACGACCCGTTGTGGAGTCATATTCGGTTCCGATACGGGCGGACCAGTATTCGGTTGTAGCAGCTGGAGCAGCGACTGTTAACATGTCAAGGATTTCTAGGTCGATTTCCATCGAGACGTATTCCGATAGAAGAGCTGTTAGCTCGGCTTCGGCGTCAATCGAGTGGTAAGCATTCAAGTCTTGAGCCAATTCTGGTGTCCAGACGGCTTTTAGCTTGCGTGTCTTAGCAACGATGGCTTCGGACTTTAGTTCCAAGTTAACTTCTGGGATTCCAATGTCGTTTGCAACTCCTGTGGCGTTTGGCAATCCGGAACCTTGGTCTTCGAAGTCACCACGTGAACTGTCGGAAGGTTGAACATGGTATTCAACGTAGACAGACGCATTAGAGGCCAATGCGCCAGCAGAAACAACGAATGTTACTGTGTTACCAGAAACAGTTGTGAATGCTGGGTAGAAATCAGCGATTCCGGAACCGGAAACGGTGAAAGCGCGGATACCGTTGGCATCGAAGCTTGTACCGGCCATGTTGACGGCAACCTTGCGGATAACGCCGCTCTCAGCCGAGGCGCTCAATTCTGGAACGAAATTTGCATCGCCCCATGAACCGGTTGTTACTGCCGATGTCTTGGTTGTGTTTTGGTCGTTCATGGTGTAACCGAAGCGGCCTTGGCCATATAGACCATTGACAGCACTGTCGGTAGAACCTAGCTTGGTTCCGGTGCCGCCGAATAGCGATTCACCGTTGAAGCGTGGTTTGCCAGCCATGTCTGTACCATATTTGAAGTCTAGATAGAATACTAGACCGGATGGTAGGTTCATTGGTTGAACCGAAACGAATTCCTTAGCAGCGATTTCAGCGAAAACGCGGCGAACTAGTGGGAGAGCAACGCCAGCCCATTGTTCGGAATTAGCGGAGGTACCTGTGCGGGTAGCTTCGTCAATTAGTTGCTTTGCTTGATTTTCCAAAAGGATGGACATGTGTGACTTTTCCATGTCGCTCTTGATGCCTTCTAGAAGACCCGTTTTTTCCCACTTGGCCATTAGACCGCGTGTTTGAGACATTAGTTGAACCATTGGGTTCGATGTCTCACTTAGTAGTGATTTGATATCTGACATAATTTTTTTTCCTGTTTTGTTGATTTTGGTTTACTTACGAATACCGGCCAATTTCTTGAAGCGGTTTGCCATTTCGGCTCCTTCTGCAAGTACTGTTGGTTTTGTCGGTTTTGTCGATGCAACTGCCTTAGAGGCCAATCCTTCGGTGATCGTCTTGATGGTAGTGGAAGCCTTTACAGGTCCAGCTGCCTTCTTGGCACCGAAATTAAACGATTCTGCCAATGTGGCGTAAACGATCTTTGCTTCACGAACCGATTTCGTGAGGTCAAATGACTCGATTACTTTTAGTTTCTGCTCATTGTTTAGGTTGGCTTGCTTGAACAATTTGTTCGTATACAGCAACTTGGCATTGAGCAGGTTTACTTCATTGATTTGGTCCCGTAGATATTTAACTGCGCTACGGTATTCTGCTAGTTCCTTCTTCAACGAAAGATTTTCTTTGACGGTTTCTTTTTCGTCTTCTTCTTCTTTTTCTGCACCATCTTCTTTTTTCTTCTTGATGTTATCCAAGAATTGTGGTGGTATTTTGCCTTCTTCGACTGTTTCTTCTTCGTCGGCGTCTTCATCAGATGTTTCGGATAGAAGTTCTTCAAGATTGATTTCTTCGTCCATTCCAGCTTCTTGAGCTTGGTGATCTGCTTCTGGAGCAATATCATCCATTCCGGCGTCATTTACAGAAGCTTCTAATTCTTTTAGAATTTCTTCTAGAGACTCATTGTCGAGTTCGGCATCATTTTCTTTTAGAGCGGATGTACCAGAGTCATTCTTCTTTTGACCCTTGGAGAATTCGTTCGAAGCACCTTGTGGGTCTTGTGTCTTGTGTCCAGCTGTGGTCTTCTTATAGTCAGAAGAAGCTGCGGCATCTGCTTTAGCGGCTTTTGGTTCACCGGATGTTGATAGCTTTGTAGCATCAACCATTTCTTGACCTTTGTTGTCGGTCTTGTGACCGTGTGTAGTCTTTTTATAGTCCGTGGAAGCCATTTCGCCTTCTTCTATACCATGTGTCTTTTCGACTGGGTCGGGATGTCCCGAACCGAGTGTTGTGTACTCTTCCATTGTTTCTTCTTCCATATCTGGTTCTGGGGCTTGGCCCATCATCGCGGCGTCTTGAGCAGCGTCTGCGTTAGCTTCTGGGGCTGGAACTTCGGCTTCTGGAGCTGGAGCTTCACCGTCTAGACCGACCGGTTCCATTTCGACTGGAGCGGCTGGAATTTCTTCCTCACCTAGTTCGGCTTTTAGTTTTTCTGACAACATGCTTTGTAGCTTTGGGGCAAAGGCTTCTTCAAGAGCCGCCTTGGCATTAGCTAAAGCAGTGGCGCGGACGGCTTTAGCGTCTGCGATTGCATTTTTTAATAAATCTGACATAATAGTTTTTTTATCCTTATAATGGTGAAACTATTATGAGTTTCAAAAATTGTTTTTATCTCCGGCTTGCAATAAATAATATTGCATTTTTTGTTATTATAAATAGACATTATATATACAAAATGATATAGTTTTCATTAAATTATTAATACTTATAAACAATCGCAGAAGCAAAAGTCATATGTTAACATTATTGTGTAAAAATTGTGGATCTGAATTTCCAAGCAAGCAACGAGCAAAACAACATTGTTCTCCGCGCTGTTTTTCTGAATATCGACGTAGACCAGATGTTTTAGAAGAAACTAAAAAACGGCGCGAGAATAGTAATATTGAAAAATACGGAACAAAAAATGCGGCACAATCTGACCGCGTAAAAGACAAAGCACGCGCCACTTGTATAGAAAAATATGGTGTTGTTTCTCCTTCGCAAAATAAAGAAATTAAAGACGCTCAAAAGAAAACATGCATTGAACGATACGGAGTTGAGAATCCGCAGCAAAATTTAAGCATAAGAATTAAACAACAAAACTCTACATTTAAATCTTTGGGGGTATCACACGCACTTCAATCCAAAGACGTGATGATAAAATTAAAGAAAACAAATTTAAAAAAATATGGAGTAGAAAATGTAGCAAGCAATGCTGATGTAAAAAATAAAAAAAATAATACATGTTTAGAAAAGTATGGTAGCATATACCCGATCACAACAGAGTATGTTAAAAACAAACAAAAAGAAAAACTTTCTGAAATATACTATACGCAAATAAAAACTCGATCTGAGCAATCGGGGCTGATATTAAAATTCAAAAAAGAAGAGTATACCAATTGTTCAAATTATAAAGAATACCCTGTGGAATGTATAAAGTGTTCTACAAAATTCCACGATTGTTTCACACATGGCTATACACCTAGATGCCCAACTTGTTTTCCAGTCAACAATACATCTATAATAGAGCAAGAATTGTATACGTTTTTAACCTCTCTAATAAAAGAATGTGATATAGAACGATACAATAGAAAGATATTGGTTGGTCAAGAAATAGATTTTTATATTCCATCAATGAACATAGCAATAGAATTAAATGGGAACTATTGGCATTCTGAGATAACTGGAAAAAAGTATAAAAATTATCATATCAATAAAACAAAAAAATGTGAGGAATCTGGAATACATCTAATTCATATATTTGAAGATGAGTGGTTGCATAAACAAGATATAATAAAAAATAAACTTATATACCTATTGTGTCCGACAAAGGTCTCAAAAATATATGCACGGAAATGTGTTATACAATCTATTTCAAATATAGTATGCAATGCGTTTTTAGAAAAAACACATATCCAAGGGAAAGATAAATCTTCTATAAAATATGGCGCGTATTATAATGGAGAGTTGGTGTCGGTGATTACATTTGGAAAAAATAGAATCGCACTGGGAAATTCTGCAAAAGCAGACGAATATGAATTATATAGATTTTGTTCAAAGGGGTCGGTTGTTGGAATAATGTCAAAATTCATTTCTCATTTCATAAAAGAATATTCTCCAAAAAGTATAATAACATATGCCGACAGAAGGTTCTCCTCAAGGACAAAGTGTGGATATTCTAAATGTGGATTTTCTTTTGTAAAAGAAACTTCTCCAAACTATTGGTATATAAATAAAAAAAGTATCCAAACCCGAGAACACAGATACAGATATAGAAAAAGTGAACAGAAAAAATTATTATCCGCTTATGATATAACAAAGACCGAATGGGAAAATATGCAAGATAATGGCTACGACCGTATCTGGGACTGTGGCAGTTTACGATATGAAATGATATTAAAATAAAAAGCCCACATATAAAATGTGGGCTTGCGCAGTTACGATATATAATATAAAATTATTTTTTATTTAGCTTAGAAATAGCCATTGCACCTTCATCAAGATTTTTGATTTCAAAGTAACGACTTAATACATGGCCACCGTCTTCATATAGTGCTTCCATGCGTTGTTGTACAACATGAGCTTCTTTGGCTAGTTTATTAAACTCTTCACTTACTTTGCGAAGTTGTTTCATATTTTCAGAAACGGTTTTTTTATCAAACCAATCATCAACTTCTGCTAATGTAAATTGTTCAGCTGACTCCGCAATCTTGCTCAACTTATGAGCAATTTCCATTAAATTATATTCGCGGCGTAGGTGGTTGCCAAATTCATTATAGCTACCGATAGCTTCAAGCGCGGCTTTCTTTTCTTCTGGACTCCATACTTTTTCTTGTGGAGGAACCGAAGATTGATTAACTGTGGATTGAGGATCAAATCCTTCAAGCAATGCTTTCATTTTTAATATTTTCATAATGTATATAAATAGTTGTATTAGTTAGATTCTTGGTCCGGTGGAGTTGCACCAACTAAACTTTTAACAGCAGTTAGCAATTCGCCGATACCTGGGATGACTCTGAAAGGAGCCATCTCGTTTGCAAATGACGCATAATCTTCTTCAGTTTCTAGTCTCAATTTATCAACCAATTCAGCGGCAAATGCATCAACTGAGTTTGTTTGTACTGCGCTGCCTACGATCTTACTTAATAGGAAATTTACACCCGCTTTAGATACAAGCTTGACGTGAGATTGTTGTTCAATTTCTTTTTCGGCTTGGTCTTTCTCAGCCTTGGCTTTTTCTAATTCAGCCTTAGCTTTGACAGCGTCTTCTTTTGCTTTGTCCACTTCTTCTCCACCGCTATCTGGAACAGCGTCTTGCGGTTGCGCGTCTATTGCGGGTAGGTCTGATTGATCACTTTGCTCGGTTGATGGTACATCCCCAAGTCCCGCAACGTTAGCTTTCGGGGCGGGTGGTGTATCCTTGTCCGCTTCTTCCGGTGCTGGTTCTTCTTCAGGTGGTTGAGGAGCCGCTTCTTTCTTTAAAGCCTTTTTCTTTTTACCTTCTGTTAATGACCCCCAAGCAACATCGGTTATACGACCTTGCGTTGTTTTATTGGAAATCTCCGAAATAAGTTGTTTTAAAAATGGGTTGGATATTTTGTTGTTCATATATTACAGTTTTATATTATCTTATTTCAGACAAGATGTCGCGGATGATTCCTTCGATTTTCATGAACTTGTTCATGTCGCGTTTATCAACAGTCAATCCACCCAATACAGGTTTTCCGTGAGAAACACCTTCCGCTAAATTCATAAATGCGCCACGAGTTGAAGGCGACGATACTAGGTCGAAGCATAGCAATTCAAAGTCGTCTTGGACTTCAACGGTGTTTTCGTTCATATTTCTAACAGAACCTAGACCACGGCTGGAAATACCAACGCGGATATTGTTCTTGATTAGTTCCATCGCGATATTTCCACTTGGCGTGGTTAGCAATTCGATTGTTCCAAAAACAGTGTCGCCTTCCCAGTGGCAACCGGTAACATTGTGAGAAACGTTCTTTAGATTGATAATAGAGCTGTCTGGGTGATCCAACTCACCAAGAGCGCGGCGCTCTTTGATAATTTGTTGATATTTTTCAACTTCTCTCTCCAGAACTGGGCGTGGGTATACGCGACCATTGTGATTCTTTTCACCCGCTTTTTGTAATGGACCGGACAGCGAAAATGCTCCGCCGACGTGTTTCTTTGCTTCGCTCAATATTTGAGGAGTTATTTCAAATGGAATATAATCTACCAATAGTTGTTTGCTCATGTTATGATAAAGGTCTACTGGATGTTAATCCAAGATTTTGAGGTTGTGTTATTCCACCTAACGACGGGTTCTTTTTTCCTTGGTCGGTTGGTTGCAATATTGTTACTGGTGGGGTTTCGGTTTTACCCGCGCCCAAAATCCTTATTTTAAAGGAAGAGTTAATATAATAATCTTTTCTATCGTCTGCTTTTAGAACGATAAAATATTTGTCTTTTATATAAGAAATGTCTATATCCTTAACAGTGATAGTATAGTCTTTTTCTTGACCGATGGATCCTTTGGATGCTCTAACGGCAACTTCTTTATTTACCAAATTCTTTTTTAGTGTTTGACTTAGTTCTTTTTTAGCAGCTTCTTCTTCGGCGCTAACTTTTGTTTGAAATGCTACAAAGTCTTTAACTACACTATAGAATTTAACGTCTGGACTTGGAGTTGGCGACACAGCACTCGGTTCTATGCCTGGACTCATGTTTCCAGCAGCAGCTGGGTTATTTCCCCAAGTATCTTCATTTAAAATTTTTACGGCGATATCTTTAAGGTTCATATATTATTTTCCCATTCTGTTTATTTTCTTGGCGATTTCTTTCAAACGAGCATGTATTTCTTTCATGTCCGGCTGTGTTCTAGCCCATAAGTTCTGAGTGGAGTATCCACATTCAGTTTTTAACTTCTCACACAATTCAACTAAATATTCGACTTCACCAAGCATCTTCTTGGCTTGGTTGATGCCATACGAAATCTTGGCATGATTCTTCATCATGTCACTTTCTTTAAAATTACGGTAACGGCTACGGCCTTCCATTATATCAACGTCGCGGCGAACGGTTAGTCTTTCACCTTCACCAACCGTGGTGTCGTCTGTGTCTTCTTTACCAACAACTTTACCACCGGGCATAGAGCGTTCAGCAGATTTCTTTTTGCTCTTGTGACCACGGAATGCCGCTGGTGTCATATATCCACCAACAGCTCCTGTAGAAGTCATTTCATCTAGGACTTCTTCTACAAGTTCGCGAATAAGTTGTTTTGCGTCACTCATTTTTATTTTCCAAGTTTTTTATCAATAAATTTTTTAATGGTATTCAATGCACTTGTCACGTCGCCGCCAACCCACAAACTTTGCGGATTGTCCACATGCTCTGGATATTCTGAATTCCAAAGATCGTTTGATCCCCAATGACCTTTTACGGCTCCATTAGTTTGACATGAAGCCGTTTTGTTTCCGGCCATAAATCGCGTGATTATGATTTGAAATTTTCCTGTGCCCTTCGGTCTATCACCGGGATTATTTCTTTTAAATTCCTTGTAGTTACCATCATATTCGAATGTTCCGGCCAATTTAAATGCGTCGTCTTCTTTACTATATCCGTATTTTTCGGCGGTAGCAGCAACGCCTTGAATTGAGTTGGTGTCGGTCAAAATCAATCTAAAATCAAATTTAATGTTTTCATCGATTGTCCAATATTTTGGAGCACCGTCCATCTCTTGAATGACTTCTTTAATTAATTGTTTTAATTCTAATTTTTTCATATTATTTAAAATTCTTCAACTCTTTAACTAGCTCATAACTCAACATAAGTGCCATGATTTGATTTTCCTTGACCAACGTACCTTTGGTAATCTTTTCCAGTTGGTTCAAGGTTTCTTCGATTTTGATTTTGACAACATCGTTGTCTATACTGTTCTTCAGTTCTGTTATTTGTTTACGTACTTCGGGAACTTCTTGGTTAATATATTCTCTTAGCGAATTTGTATTACTCACATTGTTGATATATTCGCGAATCAAGATCTTTTGCTTGTTGTCTAAGTTTTTGTATTTTTCGTTAAAAGAATCGACTAATAGCTTATAAGCCAATAAACGAACATCTTCGTTTTGTTGCTGATATACCTTGACCATATCTTTCTTTTCCTCCTCGGAAATGACTCTCGTAGGATTCTTGGACAACAACATGCTTTCTGTGATACAATTACGAGCTTTATAAACTTCTCTTGGATCACACGCCACGTCGTTTACGCTTTCTTCAAATACTTTATATATAGATGCAAGTAGTTTGTAGTTTGATATACTACCATTCAAAAATGCTTCAATTGGATAATTTTCCTTAATTTCCTTGATCAACTCATATTTTTGTTGATTAAGTACTCTTTCATTTAACTTTTTTCTGGTTCTTGCGATTGTTTCAAGTAGTCTGTCTGCTGCGAATTGATCTTTAACTTTGTCCTCTAAAATAATACGGTATAAACGGTTTTCCTTTCCAAGCTCAGTTGACTCGGTAAAATACTTACGAAGTATACGATTTGCAGTAGATTCTTCTTTTCCGGCAAGAATGTCGGCGGTAACTTGACGAACCAGTAGTTCGAACAAGATTCCGGCGTTTTTAAACTTGGAATGCTTGAGTTTCTTCATACAATTTTAATTATAAATATATTATAGCTCGATAAAAACGACAGATTATATAGGTTTATCTTCCGAAATGATATTAGACTCGTCCAATAGCGATCTTTTTTCGGTTATTACGGTTTTGGATTTGGTGTTATATCTTTTCTTTAACACACTTGTTATACTCTTTAAATCTTCTTCTAAGGACAGTGGGGATCCTCTATATGTATGTCTAATAGAACGGTCGGATTTAGACCTTTCCTTGTTTTCTTTAGCCCCAAGCGGGTCTTCTCCCCAGTTTTTGTCACTTCTAGACGTATATTTCTCTTTGTTTCCTGTTTGGTCACGGTTTCCACGTTCACGGTCTTTTCTGGTTTCTTCTTCTAATGGGGGTAGTTCACCGGCGTCGGCACCGCCAGCCTCGGCACCGGCATCATCGCCACCACCAGCGTCCATCTCGTCGCCACCTCCACCACCACCAAGGTCTGACATTCCGCCGCCCAGATCTGCTGGACCGGCATCACCTCCAACTTTTTGATTGCTTGTTGCCGGATCATTACCTTCATCTTTAATTTGCTGCCGACGCCATTCTTGCTTTTTGTCCTTGATAACTTCATCTTCCATACCTTCGACGTCGTCCGATGACATATTAAATATCTTATTATATACCCATTTACGGCTAAACATTTCAGAATCCGTCATGTCCTTGGCAACATTCATCTTGTCTTGCCATATAGCGATCTTCTCTTGTTCAAATATTGTAGATGGATTACTTAATTCAAGTTCAAAATCAACCAGCGATGCGTCTTGGTATCCTTGTACATATAAGTGAACAATGGCGATCTTTGTTAATTCGGAAACTAGAATGCGTTGAATGCGTCCAATTGTTCTACTAAAGCGAACATCTTCTGCTGCCAACGTTGCTTTTCCAGAAATGGTTTCATCGTAACCCAAGAAAGCTTTTGGAATCTTGAGTGCGGCCATCATTTTGTTACGAACATACTCCAAGTCTTCGATGCCGGTAAAATCCATACCGGGTAATGTATCAATTTTGGTACCGCTATCACCGCCACGAACTGGTAGATAAAAATCTTCCACCATATTATTTAAATTGAAGCGTAGATTATAGTCCCCAGTTCTTTCGTCAATGTAAGGAACTTTCTTTACTTGAGAAATTACCTTTTGCATTGCGCCGTCGATCTCCGACGGCGGTAGATTACCAACGTCGATGGAAAAAATACGTTTTTCCGGCGCTCTCATGATACGGTGAATTAACATCGCATCTTCCATCAAACTTAATTGTTTCCAAACACGACGTGCTGGTTCAATCATACTTTTGCCATATGGCAAAAAGTTACTATCACTTAGTAAACGAAAGTGTGCTATTTCGAAATTTTCATATTCCATTCCGCCGCCCAATCCGTCATGTTGGAATTTTACATAGTTGATATTCTTTGGGTCCGAACCTTCTACGCGAGTAAGCTCATATGGGCTTATTGGATGCACTAGGTATACACCATATTCCGGTGACACTTCCAACCGTAAGAAAAAATCACCATACTTAGCCATGTTGCGCGTCCATGACCACAAATTGAATTCAATATTCAAAATGTCATTGAATAAATTTTCTAGAATCTTCTTGATGTTCTCATTCTGAGAACGAATAGTCAACACATGACCAAATTCGCTTGGTACAAGACAGTTGTGTGTAAAAATTTTAGACCCGTCGTTAGCTTCGATTGCGTATATATGAGAATCACCGACATTTACTAAGTCATATGCACCATGTGTTCCACATTCTTCAATTGCCACAATTCTGTGATTTGATGAATTTACTATATCTCGAAGTCCTTTATACTGACAAGTGGAAATAAAATCTCTCAATTCATAGGGTGTCACCCCCAATGCATCTGATACCATTTTGTTTTTTCTATATATATTCACTCCATTACGAATCAAATCAGAGCAAGCATATTTAATTTTTTCTACGGTAATTCCTCTTGCTAAATAGTCCGCGTGTCGTTTCTTTAGCGCAATTTGTTTTATCTGTGCAACACCCCACTTATTTCTCAGAGTAAATTCTACTTCTGATTGTAAATTACGCGAGATATTATATTTTTTCTTCAATTTTACATCGGACATTCCATCCAACACATTTTTTTCATATTTTTCAACATCGATATTTTGTGAAAAATTTTTCCATTTTCCATTTTTATTTCCACTTAATTTATACCCATTACCAAACATTCCATTTAATTCCCCAACTCGCCCAAATATTTCTTTTTTTTCCTCGACTGTCATATTTTGGATGAAGTCTTGCATAAATTTTTTTTGCCTTTTTGAAACGGATTTTTTTAAATCTTCCGTCCAATACAATTTATGCGCCAAACGTATTTTGTTTTTATATTCTTTAGCTTTTTCGGGATCTGACCAAATAGTTCTATTGTGTTCGGCATGTAATTTACAGTGTTCGTTTGAATCCATCCATATTAATTCGGAAGGAGAATTATTTCTTTTATCGAAAGATGCGTGGTGTATTACTTTTGATTCAGATTTTAAATTATTTTTCAAATCTACCAGTGGTTGATAACTATTTGCTACCAGTCTGTGAGTGTATTTCCATTTTCCATTTTCCAATAACATCTCATAACCATTTAAAAATTTGTTGTTTGATATTTTAGTAGAGAATACCTTCAAACTAGATCCTACCGTTAGTTTGTTCGTTTCTACTTGATTTCCGTCAGATAATACCCATATATGGTTTTTTGTACATTTTACTTCCGTACCATCACATAAAGTAATTTTTACCATGGGTTTTTTTCCATTGTATGCAACTCTTTCACATAGTTGGGGGCAAAATTTTCCAGAAGAATCCACGGAATAAACCCAGAAATTTTTTTCATCTCGGCGATATAATTCTTCAATTGATAACTTTCTACCGTCCATTAATGGGATTGTAGTTTCTCCCGAAAGACACTCATCTGCGTATATATCCAAAGCACTTGCAATGATCGGATCCATGTCCATCACGTCATAGTCTCGAAACAATTCAAGTCGAGCGGCTTGATATGCCATCGACATGTCTCGATTGTGTAGATTATAAGTCGAACTTCTTAAACGATTGAATCTATCACGCAGACTGTTTCTGTCTGTTGCGTATTGAATTTCATCCGTATCTACGACCTTTATCTTTTTACCGCCTACATTACGAACGATAACGTCCGTAGAAAACATTTTCTTTAGTCTATTAAATAAGTCTTTTGAATCAGCCATAAGTTTGTCTGTATATATATGAAGCGGTTACTGTATAAATATACAATTAGACTATTTTTATCTAGATAATAAATATTAACCTTAAAATTTTTATATTAACCATCGAAGATCTATTTTATCACCGCCGCGAATATGCATTTTCCACGAGTCTTGCGGTATGCCATATACGTTGTTTGATTGTTGTGTCATAAGTGGCTTAAAATTACTTTTGATGGCATCGCTCGACGATGATCCTACCTTATCCAATATGGTTTTCATTATACTATCACTGTCTTTGCGTAGTCGTAATGCCACGTCTCTAATCCACAGTGCTATACCCATCGCCATAACCAAATCGTCATTATAACCCACCATCGCTTCCGCTTTGGCCGATGTACCCGAGGATTTCCATATAAAAACATTAAGTTCTTCTATCAATCGGTTGCTGTGGATAATAACTTCTTTGTTTCTTATATAACTTTCGAGTTTTGATATAACAAGTGGTCTTGTTTTGTTGGATGTTGTAAAACCGGGAGTCATTTTTCTTTCTACACTATTGATTTTGTTGGTCATTTGGTTTTCAACATCAACGTATTGTAAGTCGGAAGAACTATAAAAAAGATTTGAGTAGTTTGAATCCAATACTTCTTGTATTACCGCCCAACCAACGTTTGCATTTTCTATGACCAACAACGCGGAATTATATTCAGTTGCCATCGTCATCAGTGCTCTTGCATAATCTTTGGTTGGCAATTTACCTTTGTATTCGGCAACTTGTTCCATTGTCTCAATATCAAGAATCTGCGCAGCTGAAAAATCTTGAGCATCTCCACGCGCAACGTCGGCAGACACCATGTATGATCTGCCCGGTTCTGGATATTTGTATATCCAATATCCTTTATCTATTCCACGTTTTTCTATTGGTTCCAACACATGAGTTTTTGCATACCAATCGAGAACTGGAATATCAATAACCGTATTACCGGATGTACTGAATTGACAATCGCATTCTTGTGCCGCGCCCTTTTCTCCAGATAGCTTTGTTTGTTCATCGCGCCATTTCTGATCTCGCTCCGGATGCATGTGCCACGGAAGACTAATACGATTCATGTCGTTCAGTCCTTGCTCAGATTCGGTCCATAATTTATGAAAGAAGTTACCCACACCGTTTGGGGTAGAAAGAATAATAGCCTTGCCGCCGGTACTCAATGTATATTGAGCAGACAGCCATATTTCAGAAATGCCGTCAATAAACGCAGCCTCGTCGATGATTAGTAGAGATAGAGCAGAAGAACGGCCCGATGTGCCAGCGGATGATGCTGCCTTGATTTCAGAACCATTCTTCAACTTTAGAGACAGTCTGTTGTCTTCAACCGCCGGAACCTTTAACCAACTTGGTAGATTGTCGTTAGCAAAACGAACTTTGGTTACAATCGCCTTGGATGTCTCTTGTGTAATACTCAAACACAATATTTGTTTGTCGCTGTGAAATGTCATGAGCCACATCGAGTAACCGGCGACAAGAGTTGTAATACCCATCTGACGAGATTTTAAAATAATATTTTGGTTGTGTTTTACGAAATCTTCGAGAGCAAGATCTTGAAACGGGTATGTCAAGAAAGGCAAAGTTCCGCGTGTAGGATGTTGAATTTTTACATACTTCTTCATGAAGTATACCGGATCTCTGAGACACTTTGAGTATTCTGACTTAATTACGTCTTTTAAATTTTGAGTAGTTGCCATATTATGCTTCTCCCAATTCGTCGTATCTCAAATATAAACGCGATGTGTGATCAATAAATAAAACGTCTGGTATTTCTTCATGCACATCCTCGCGGAACTGCCGAGCTGATATATCGAGTATTTTTCCTTCTACACTAACCCAGTCGTGATTTACTCTATATTCATCTCCCGAGAACTCATCACATTGCATATATTTCTCGGCTTCTGGCTCATCCAGTGTAAATTCTCCCATCACGTGCGTTGCGTTTATCTTGTATTTAACCAGTTCCTCGGTCAAATCTTTGGCCATAACCGCACAATAGCCAAATGCGCTTGGATATTTCCGATTAACTCTTTCTGCAATCCCCAGTATTATATTATGTTGCGGCAAGAAGTTTGTCAATTTCTGCATTTGTTTTCTTCAGTTCTTTTTCGGCCGATTTTATTTTCTTCAAGCACGTAACGAAATCCTTGTTTATTTTCTTAACCAAGTCATCACGAGCTTCGTTGGACCATTCTTCTACCATACCCGTGGAATTAGCATATGTAAGTGTCTTGGAATCTTCTGTCGCCAAGTAGTCTTTACTTTCTTTTAATTTTTGACGAACATCGTTCAGGTAAGATATTTCGTTTTCAAGTAGCTTTTTAGTTTCGTACAATTTAAATTGACCTTTGATTCTGAGTTGAGTCTCTTCTTTAACCAAACACTCTAGACACTTCTTTGTCTTAAAAAACATCTTGCGATCTTGTCTAGTTCCCCAACGAATTTCACAGTTACACGACGTGCATCTTTGATTCATCTCGGCGCGGACAATATCCATTACCTTAGTAACAGTCTGTGGACCATTTTCTTTTTGAATCCACTGTTTACCAAGATGATCCGTCCAAATCTCCCCGACTTTGCGAATGATATACTTATCTTTATCGCCAGTATATCCAACTTGTATGAATGGTCGCTCGCCCTTGAGCATTTTACCGACCATTTCTATATTTGACATGTTTTGACCGTGCTTCATAATATTTTAGTTATAACCTTTTCTATATATATGAACTCCAGTGAAGTTTTGTATCAAAACTACTTTATTTTATTTGTAATTAAAAAGTCGCTTAGTAATTAAATTTTACTCTTGATTTATATCTGTTGTAGTATCCCCCCCACCTTCATAGGGAGCCTCGGTTGTGGTCGTAGTTGGAGCCTCCGTCGTTGTAGTCGGTGCTTCCGTGGTCGTAGTTGGAGCCTCCGTCGTTGTAGTCGGTGCTTCCGTGGTCGTAGTTGGAGCCTCCGTCGTTGTAGTCGGTGCCAAAGTGGTTGTCGTTGGAGCTTCTGTCGTTGTAGTCGGTGCTTCCGTGGTCGTTGTTGGAACCCCTGTCGTTGTAGTCGGTGCTTCCGTGGTTGTCGTTGGAGCCTCCGTCGTTGTTGTAGTCGGTGCCAAAGTGGTTGTCGTTGGAGCTTCTGTCGTTGTAGTCGGTGCTTCCGTGGTCGTTGTTGGAACCCCTGTCGTTGTA